ATCCCGTGCCTCTCTGCATAATTCCAACGACGGCTTTACACATGAAAACAACGTGCCGTCCTCGGCTCTATAATCGTATTGAAAAAACACGGTTCCACGTTGTCCCCTACCCATTGCCGTAAATGTTTCGTAATGTTCGGTTCCTTTGGGGCATTGGCTTACGCCGTTAATATCTGTTTTCATATCCGGTTATTTTTTTATTTCGTAAATACTCAATGAATTTTCACATAATACCAAAGTTGGGAACTTAGTTTTATTCAGATAACAAAGGTTATCCAAATCCGCCCGGCTTGTATAAAACCACAACCCAAACTTTTTGCCAATAAAATATAAATCATTAACCCCGGTTTCTCGGTACTTTTCATTCATTAATTGTTGACTATAAACAATACTTGAAAACTCAACTTTTCCGTCCAACTTGTTTGCGATTTCGGCAATGTCCGCCGCTTGTGTTCTTTTCTTTTCCATGATTGAAAATTTATATTGTTCCGGGGAAAACGCCCCGTCGTTGTTTACTGATAATAGAAAGTGATTTTAACGCCTCGGCGCAATTTGCAAACCTCTTTGTCGCCGTAACAATTGAAAGCACGTTTTAACAAGCGATTGACTAACTTAATGTCGCCGACAATCTTTATTAAACCGGACACGCCAACCAATACATTAACCTTTTTGCCGTTTACAATTCCGTTTACCTTGATTTTGAAATTGTGGTTAATCTCTTTTGTTGTGTAATCTAATCCGTTATAAATGCTTTGAGTATTCATATTGTTTCGCTCTCTATTTTCCGGGAAAACGCCCGGTCGTTCTTGTTTGATGATGCAAATATACAACCTTTATTTTAATTACCAAAGGTTTTATCTTTTATTTTTGGCTTAAACTGCAAAAAGTTTTGTTTTTGGTTCCAAAGGAGTTATTTTCTTGGAATTTTCGATTTAAGCGACTTTTGCAAGTGAGATGGATAAATTATACACTTTGAAACAAAATGCCCGGAAACGGGATAAAAATGCGTCAATAGAAAAAGGGGTTGCAACGCCTTGTTACAACCCCCGGTTTATTACTTTTCTATGGTTACGAACTCAACCCCCAATATTCGGGTCGCCGGGTTCTTGCTTACAACATCAATTTCCCGGTTCTTTATCTTTCGGGTTTTCCAAAGGAACCCCCAAAAGCGTTTATATTGCACCGTTTCCGCTATTAACAGACTATCCCGGTTTATATGCGTCCCGGTAAATACCCCGGCGGGCGTTGTGCATCCGTGCAACTCAAACCACGGTTCCACAATGTCAATACAACGTAATACGGTCGTAACCGTGTCGCCGGGCAAATATACAATACTATCCCGGACGTTCGCCCGTAATTCGTTAATCGTTTCCATCTGTGCCGTCGTAACCCTTTGCAAATCCCGGTTCTTTGTCTGCAACGATTTGATTAACGCCGCATCGTCCGCCCGGTACTTCTTATATTCGGATAATTTCAACTCCAAATTGCCAACTTTCGCCACGTTCAAACTATCCTTTGTTTTGTAGGTGCGGACGTCCTGCAACAACGTTTCGGTATTGCTCCGGTATTTATCCCGTTCGGCGGTCAATCGCTTAATACGGCTTTGTTGTACCCAAAAGGCGGCGGCAACCGCCATAATGATTGCCGCCAATATTAGATATTTTTTCATGCGTTTGCCGTGTAAATGATTGACGAAATATTCGGCGCCTATGTCAATGTCAAAACGTAATGTCCGCCCGCCATTTCAACCGTACTATTTATTTCGTCCTCGTTAATCTCCAATTGCGCAAAGGAAATTACGACGCCCGAAATATATACTTTCGGTATGTTGTGCAACGGGTCGGCGTTTACGGCGTCAATAAATGCGTCTATTTCCGCCTGTGGGTTCGTTACGTTTTTCGTATCTTTTTGGTTGTCCTCAACCGTAACCGTAAAAACGTCCTCGCAATCTGCAATAATAGCGGATAAAAACGGGGCAATACTAATTCCCGCTTGGTTCCCTTGATTGGCAACCAATTGTTCCAAATACTCCTTTTTGTCTTTCTTTGTCATAATGGTACAAAATTAAATGTTACTATATTCAATTGCCGCATTAAAACACGGGCATTCTTTAATATACTCCCACGGCTCAATAATGCCGTCGCCGTTCAAATCCGGGGAATAATCCCGGTGTCCCTTAATCGTTGCATCCGGGAACATAACAACTAAACGCATAAGCAACCATAATAACGCCTCCTTTTGTTCCGGTGTGCGTGTGTCGGCGGCTTTGCCGTTGGCATCCAATCCCCCAACGTAACAAATGCCAATAGAACGGGAATTTTGCCCGGAAACGTGCGCCCCAATCTCGGAAAGATAACGCCCGGTTTCAATCGTCCCATCCGGCAATACAACAAAGTGATAACCGCAAATTCGCCCGCTTTGGGGTTGCTTCTTAAATCCCCGTTCTTTGTGCCAACCGTCGATAACATCAACGTTGACTTTTGCGCCGGGCTTTGTTGCGGTACAATGTACAATCAAATCCGTAATCGTCCGGGTTGTTTTTTGTTCCTCCATATACTTTAAAATCTCTGTTTGGTTCATTGTTCGCCCTCCTTTTCTTTATCGTTAATAATATCGTTATCATGTTCCCGTTGGTATCTCTCAATTATCGGTTGCCAATATCCGGGCAATACCCGTGTAAATTCCAACCGGATAACGTGGTAAATAATACGCAACGCAACCTTTGTGGGATATGCTTTAATAAGGTTTCGGAATGCGTTTTGCAAATATACATACATGAAAACGTATGTAAGCGATTTAATTACTATTTTGGCGGCTTCATTATCGCCACATTGCAACATTACCGAATATATAACGTGTATAATGGTAATATATAATAGCAATTCCGCTAACGCATTTTTAAACTTACCGAAACGAAAGTTTTTACAATGCTTTACGCTTACACCGTCCGCCCGCATACCCGCCCAAATATTGAAAGCAAACATTATAACCAATGCGTACATAAATCCCGCCGTTGGGGTTAAATAGGCTAAAACCGGGCTTAACGACGTGGCGAATATCATACGCCATTGTTCCCACGTAAAAAGTTTATCCATATCATATAATTTTATGCCGGGGGATTTCGCCCCCGGTTTTAATTAAACATTCAGTAATTCCGGCAAATCAATAGTTATGCGCTCAAACATTGCTTTATGTCCGGCAACACTTGGGTGTACTAAATCGCCTAAAACATAGCCGTCCCGCCATTGATATTGGTTTCCCGGAACTGTTACGGCTAAATTCATATCAACATACTTTTCGCCGCTATTCCTTATCCAATCATTCATCGCCGTCAAATTTGCCTCTGATACTGTTGGACGTGGCGTAATTGTTACCAATATAGGCGTTTGCCCATTCTGTTTACAAACGTTGATTGCCTGTTGTGCATAAGGTAAATAATTACCCAATGAACTATTATTTGTTCCCAATGCCAAAAAAACATACGGTGCACGGAACCAATCGTTTTCTTTAACGAATTGATTAAACCAAAACGCCCTAAACGCTTCGCCGCCCTTTCCATATATTGCCATATTTCCGGCTCCAATTGCTTGTTCTAATAATGCACAATATCTATTTTCCAACCCATATTGTACCATTGTCGAACCCTCAACAAAAGAATCGCCGTGTAATGCTATCTTACATATCGGGAAATACGGGGAACTGAAAGAACAATCCTTTACCCAAAAATCGCCATTCAATGCCGAAAAGTAACCATACCCCCAACCTAAAGCCAACATTTCCCAACTTACGCCGTCGCCTTTTTTGTTGCAACGTTTGGTGTATGTATTGGTTCCGTCATATATGAAATAATCTATATAATCCGTTTCTTTTTGGAACCCTAATACATAATTGCCGCCTGCCTCAATAGTTATATCGGTTAATGTATCGGTAAATTTAACCGTTTCAACGCCGCTATGTAATTGTATTAATTGGAACGTTTGCCCGGTTATTCTCAATATTGAATGTCCGAATTGGTCGGTTGTGTCGTTGCTCCCAACTTCAAATCGAATATCCCCGGACGTTGGGGCGGCATTAACATGAACGGCAATTGCCAACTTTCTATGTTCCAAATATGTTTCGACGGGGTGGCGTAATTGTATAATACGGGTATTAGTTTGATTTATCACATTATAACCCATACCGTTTTCAGTCGCCCCGGCATCCACTATATCAAAATCTTTTGTATTGCTTATAATATTAGCGTGTCGGGGTTGCCATTGTTCCGCAATCTGTATTTCCGGGCGTTCATCCAATATATATTCAAATTGTGGTGTATAATTGGCGTTAGTTGCTGCAACACTCAACGTAGCCGTCCAACTTTCTTGCGCCTCTGTTTGTGAATAGATAAATTGCAATTTACCCGCCAATGTTTCCGCATCTGTATTGGCTACCAATGCACCGTAAACCGTGGACGTCGAACCCGTTTGCAAAACAAAACCGATAACCGAACCTTTATAAAATTGGACGGGTTTTTTCAACCGAATTGTTGTTTGCTCGGTTATTGTATTTGAAAAGTCCACACCATCCACAAAATCCGTCAAATCCTGTACCCCTGCTAATGATGTACTTGTTGGATTTGCAAACAATACTAACTTATATTGTATTACGTCCCCGGCACTCGTTAACCACATAGGAACCTTTATTTTATTCGCAATAAAATTTCGGTCAATAATAGAACGATAACTATTAAATCGCCATGATAACAAACGACTTTTCGTATATGGAAATTCTTTTGTATCAATTGGTTTATATGGAACATAACCGTTTGTAATTCTATGTTCAGCATCAACGCCAACATTAAACCCAAATTCGTTGCGGGTTTTTATCTCAATAAATGGCGAACCATAGCCGGAACGCCATTCGCTCGCCGTTTCCGGCATCTTAGTTGCGTTATACAGATACCAACCGCCCGAACCGGTTGCGCTTGAATAAACCTGCAAAAAGCTAATCGCCGCCGTACCCTCGATTTGGATATAAAAATAATCGCCCGGTTCCGCAATAATAGATTTATCAAACGTAAATTCAACACCCTCGTATTTGTTGGCTTGGTAATTTGTCGCATCAATCGTATATGTCCCCACCAATACACCCGTTCCGCCAAACTTGAAATCCTTTTTATTTAATCCGTTTACCTTGTATATTTCCACATTTGAACCCAAAGGAATAGTTGCGAATACTCGCACACCGTCCACAGTTGTTGGTTTAGAAATTGGATTATTTCCGCATAATGTAATATATTGCCAACGGCTTTCGTTTGCGTTTGATGCTGTCATATTGAGGCTAAACAAATCCGGCTTTCTGATAACCCGATTTTGCATTGCGTCAATCTGTTTAATTAACCCATTTCCGCCATTAAACGCCCGGTCGTCAATATCCGCACCGCCTCCCTGTGTCATATCAATGCCCGCTCCGGTATTATTGAAATTAAAGACAACACGGACACGTATGTTATATTGTGTATTCCACTTTTCAATAATGCCGTATGTATCGGCAATATCTGTATAATAGAAATCAAATAAACGGGTTGTTGTACCGGATAATAATAAACCCAATCGTAATCCGTTCGGGTCTAAATTACCAATATACCCTATTTTCATCGGTGTAACATCGCCGAAATAGGTAATTTCTAAATCCTTAACCCATTTAGATAAATCAAAATAGGTTTTCCCGTTATATACTCCATTTGTTGCAAAAGGGAACAAATCAAATTTATTGTTGATTGCGTTAAATTGCTCCATTACATTTGCGGCAATTCTGATTTGACACAATGTTGTAACATTGTTTACATTCCACATATAACAGAAACGTACAAAATACGCATCATCCGGGACGGTTGTATTTATAGTTGACGCCGCCGTTACAACCGTACCAATGCGCACTTTATTTATATCATAATATGAGATTTTCGCAACGCTTGTTGTACCATTCATTTGAGTTATCGCCATAGGCATACGGGGAAATACTCGGATATAATCACTATAACAGTAATTCTCATTTTGACCTATAACGTCCTGTCCTGTTAGTATATATCCAATATTTGCGAATTTCTCATTAATCCATAAAGTTGTCGCATTATCGAATATTGTACGGCTGATTTGGTCGGTTAATTGGTCTTTTTGCTCAATCTCATATCGTAACCCCCATTGTGGGTGTAAAAATCCCACTTCGCGACTTGCGGCGGCTGATTCAGAGGACGAACAAACCCGTATGTAGTTAATGCCTGCCGGGACGGTATAAGTAGTAGTTGTAAAACCAACACCCGCATTAACTACAACACAACTACCAATAACAATATTGGCATCTATAAAATTAGTATATGCAGCTAAAGCCATATATGATTTTGCGGCGGAACTGTTATGCGTCCTCAATCTTATTTTTTCGCCTGCATATACTCGTATAAATGCACTGTAATTAAAATCTGTGTCCTCTGATTCAATTGCTCCGGTATCGGGGTTTAATCGTCCGGGAATACCGAAACAATCACGATTTGCAATAACTTTTCCATCATCCTTGCCATAAACACCGCCATTTGCCAAAGCCCCCATTGCATACGCTCCGGAATATTCGCCACGTGTAACCCCGGCAATAATTGAATAAGTCCAATTACCGCCCGAATTTTGCAAAACCATTAATTCGCCATTCTTATTGGTAATGTTACCAAAATTAACGTAATTACCCGGAACACTTGCAATATAAAAAACATTTTGGTCGGGGGTTCCCGGCAATGTCGTTGGCGTGGCAATTCCGGCGAACGTCGCATTTGCCCCAAATTGACTAATTAACGTTGTCAACGTGTTTTGCAGCACTTGACCCGTAATTTCTTGGTTCCCGTTCGTCTTTATAACGGACGAAACGGCGGCTTTCAATTCTTCATAATTTCCCATACTGATAAAAATTAAATTACATCATTGTTATTAAAGTCATTATTAAAGTCTTTATTGTAATCGCCCCCGGTTGTTGGAATAACGCCCCGTCCGATTTTCTTAACGACCGTTGCGCATTCAAATTCACATTCAACCGACGCTAAATTGCCCTGCGTTTGCCATTTAGGGGTAATTAAAAACGTATCGCAATCGTATTTCCTGCCTTGACTATATACCGTAACAAAATCACTCATGCGGATTAACCGCATTACGTCGCAAAGGTATTCGGGGGCTAAAAAGATAAACCGGAACGTCTTTTCAGATATTTGTTTTTCGGGGAAAAAATACCCATCCCGTTCTTCTCCCTCTTCCTCAAACTTATATTCCGGCTTTCCTAACTCGGCACACACGTAAACCCGGTTTTTGAATTGGACGCCCTCGTAAACGATTTGTCCGCCGTCAACCTCCATATTGGCGGCATCGCTCCATTCAACGCACAAATAACCATCCATTCCCCCGGAAATCCATGTAAATACGTCCGAATAAAACGTTTGTGTACCGTCGCTCATCGCAATCATATATCGCCCCTCCGGTAAATCCAAAGATAACGGCAACAATCCCGGATAAACAATAACATCATAACCGTAATTAGCAAACCGGACAATCTGCAATCCGGTTTCTTTCATCATAGTTGTTATATCTGCCAATACACGGGTAAATTTATAATCGTAAATCCGCACCCATGCAATCGAATTGGTGCGGGTCGGACGTATGATTTGAAACGGCAATAACTTATTGATAGGCGTAAACAACGGGTAAACGTCGCCATACGCATACGATTTTTTATAATCTTGGTATTGTATGCCCTCATAAAAAGGCAATACGGACAAATTGTTATTCGGTGTCATACTTCAAAGTTGTTTTAATGGAACGACTGCACAAATTTACGCTTAATTTATCAACTTGACCGTTACCGATATACGTTTTTATTAGTTGCATCGGGTTTGGGTCGTCATTTGCCGGAAAACTAAACGTTTGTTTCTTCTTTCTCTCAATACCGTATGCGTAAACCTTGGAACCGTTTATTGATACACGACGGGCGGGTAAATCATACATCCAATAAGGCATTTGTAAATTGATAAACGCCAAATATCCGTTTTGCAAAAAGTATTCGACGCCGTTTATTGTTTGGCTGGTAAATGGCAATATCCATTGCGACCCGGACGTTGGCGGAACGGCGGCAAACAAGGCGAACCCGTCGGGACTCATGTTGCCGGGGTTTAACAACATCATATCAATATCGGACGTAAAGTTTGATATATTAATTTCCTCAACCTTTCCCGGCGTTACATACTTGCTAATTACTTGTATCGGCAATCCCTCAAAAGCCGCCGTAACGTCGTCCATCCATTCAAATTGGTAACGTTCGGGCAAATCGACCTTATCAAACGAATATTCCGACGTATTGAACGCCCACGGCTTCCCGTTGCGCAAATTCAATTCCTTTGTCAAATCGTGGCTTAATATAGCCCCGCCGGAATAGGAACCGCCATTGCGGAAATATTGTATATGCTCAATCTTAAATTTGCCGTCCTCAATGAACCAATAGCATTTGAAACAATCCCGTAACATATTGGTAAATTGTTGTAATGTCGTCGGGGCTTTTTGTGCGGGTTGCTGATATTCCCCGTTTATAATATTGGTTTTCTGCGATACAAGCAAACGGAAATTCAACCCGGATATTGGGTTGTTACCACCGTATAAAAATTGGCTATATTCCGCCGTTGCTGCGTGGGTAATACCCGGCGCAATCTGATTGAGCAAAACAGATATACAAGACGCAACCGGGAACGCATCCCGCAAAGTATATTCTTTCCTCGCTTTTTCCTCTAATAACCAATCCATCAAATAAAACCCAAACCACAACGACGCATAACGCCACGTTGACCGGGCAATTGGATAAAACGTTTGTCCGTAAATGGAATAGGGCGGCGCAAAATACTTTCCGTTGTCCGCTAATCCCCACTCGGTCGGGGTGTCTGAAAAATTGTTTGAAATAAACGCCACGTCGATTGCGTAACCAATCGCACGCCTATAATTACGGTTATTATCAACTATATCATCGGCGGGCAATGGATATGTATTAAGTTCGTCGATTTTCTCCACGTCGCACAAATACCGGGCATATATATTATAACTTTTCATATCGGCGTGCATTGTCCCGGTTGCCCCGGAACCCTCAACGGCTGTTAAATCAAATTCCAACGTATCAAACGGGGACGTTGTAACCTTTTGATAACGAAACATTGCCACGTCGTCCGAACGTCGGCGTATCTCAACCAATGCAACCCCAAACGGCAAACCGTCAATTCGTTGTTGCGAAATAAAGATATAATAATTAACGTTCAATTCCGGGTATAAATTGCCTGTAAACGTGTCCGCACTTGCGCCCGTCGCCATTCGTCCGGTATATAATCCCCCTATTACCGCCGGGGAACCGTTCGGCGTAATCTGTATTTCTTTCAATATATTACATAAAGCGAAATGATATGTTTGTACCAATGCGTTTTGGTCGGTCGTGGCGTTTGCATCCTGTTCCCAATTCGTACCGCCCAAAAAACAAGAAACAACGCTATCCCCCGGCACGTATATTTGGATTAATGGACGCTTGTTTATCGTTATCCGTTGGATTGTCGGGGCTAATGTTATTAAATTGTATTCCTTTTCCAATCCTGCCAACACCTCGTTATAATCGTCGATTGCGTCCGGTTGTACAACAACCTTTTTATCGTAATCGGTAAACGTGCAATCGGTTTTCATAAACTTACCTTGAAAGTATTGGAACCATGTACGCCCGCCGTCGTCGCTCTTTTCAATGCAATACAAAAATTCATTGTCGAACGATTGGTTATTAATATAGTCGTAATCGTCTCGGACAAAGGTTATTTTGCCGGATAATTTGGCACGATAAAAACGTTGGTTCGTTTCTAATTCGTATTCCTTTGCCAAATCGTCCTTATAAATCGGATGCACGGTTTGACCTTGTAAGACGTTCGGGGCGTCCAACGTTCCCAATCTCAACCATGCCGTCCCGTTGGCGTATTGCGCTTTGCTTACATTAAACCGGATATATGCGGCATTGCTTGGTATGTCAAATTCCGTATTTGTGGCGGTCGGGTCGCTTCCCCAACCGCCGATAATCTTTTTATTGCTATCGTAAAATGCGCCCCCGGCTTGCGGGGTGTAATTCTGAAACAATTTGCGGGGGTACACATTCCCAACCGGGACAAAAGTACGGGTATAATAGAAATTTGTATTATTCCCGTTTATGTTCCCGGTTGTGTTACTTATCGCCCCGTTCGCTAAAAACGCATTTACAAATGAATGTCTATAAATCGGGTTCATATCAATTTTTAATTTTACGTGTCAAATTCTTGTAAACCTCAATAACATTGCCGTTGCCATCGGTATAACGACGGCGGCGGTTTTGCTCTTTAATTTCTCTTACATCGTCTTTCAAATCCCGCAAATCCGGTGCGTTATTTTGTTGAACCGTTACATTAATGCCGTCGGTATTGTAGGCATTAAGGTACTTTTGGGGGAATGTTCCCCGGTTCAAACTATTTATTACGTCCGGGATTAAACGACGGAACCTCCGGGAATTACGTTTATTGATAACGGCGAAAAATTCCCCGCCCTCGGCACGCCTCCGGGTTCCATCCGGTTTGGTTCCTAAATCCACGTCGTCCCCGGATTGGTGGGAACCGCCCGCCAACAATTCAACCGTACCATCGCCGTAACTTTCCGAACCCCCGGCGTTGGCTGATTTGGATAATTGGGCGGCTTTGATTTTGGCGGCGGCAAAGGAACCCCACATTATAGCAATTGCCGGGATTGCAAACGGGAACCCCAATTGCGACCAAATCAAAGCGGACGCCGTTACAAGGTTTCCAATTTGTTGTATCGTTTGTATTGCCGCCTGTGCTTTCTGTGCCTTTTGTTGCTCCTTTAGGGCTTTTTCTTGGTTCTTTTTCGCAACGTCCAATTCCTTTTGAGCCATTGCAACGTTATTGGCGTAACCGTTCGCCCGTGCCTCTAATTCCGCATCTAATCGGCGTTGGCTTGCGTCAACCTCTTTGTCGGCGGCGGAAACGGCGGCGTCGGCGGCTTGTACCTTTGCATCCAAAAAACCGTTTAATTGCTCAATGGCAAAGGAAACGGACGTACTTATTGCCTCCTTTTGGTCGTCGTCCAAATTCAGCCCGAACAATCCGTATATGTCGTTACCCCGTTCGTCGCCTTTGCTTTTCTCAATTTCTTGGTCGATTTTCGCAATGGTATTTTCGATTGTCTTAACCTCGGCATCCGTCATTTTAACCCCGGCGGCTTTGTTCAACTCTAAAATCTTTTGCAACCGTGCCTTTTCTTGCGCTAACCGGAACCGGGTTTTGCGTTCCTCGGAATTGCGGATTAAATCAAACTCGGACGCCTCCAACGCTTGTGTTTGGTCGAATAGCATTAACGCCCGTTGTTGGTTTAACTCGGTCGTTTGCTTCAATACCTCGGCATCATATTTGGCATTAATATCCGCCTCGGATTGGCGCACGTCCTCGGCTAATTGCCTATTTTGTGCCAATTCGATTGCCCGTTGTTGCTGTAACAACTGAATACGCAAATTTATTTCCTCCTGCGAACCCTCACGGGCGGCGTCTAATTGTAATTGCGTCCGGTCGGCGGCGGCTTGCATTTGGTCTATTGTAATTTGGTCGTTCAATTCGCCCAAACTCTTTGCGTATTGTTGTTGCAAAAGTAATTGTTGGTTAAGCAATTCGGCAACTTGTGTTTCAGTTAATCCCCGCTCGGTTTCTAACCGGGTGTTAATGTCCTGTATTTGCCTTTCATACTCAACCCGCAATTGTTCCCGTTGCTTTTCCGCACCCTCTGCCATTAATGCAATTTGGGCGTCCTGTGTTGCCCGTTGTGCGGATAATTCCGCCGCCCGTTGGTTATTGGCAATATCTACCATATCAACCGCCAATTGTTCCCGTAATAAAACAATTTGGTCGTTCAACGCTTTACGTGCCTTAACCGTTAAATTAGTTTCCGTCCTCAACTGCAATTGTATGTCAGCAATCGCACGGGCGTTGGCGGCTTGACGTTGCGCCCGTTGTTGGTCGAATGAATTTTTAATTAAGGCAATCCGGGCGTCCTCGGCTTTGCGCAATATATCCGTTTCCGCTTTGGCGGCGTTCCGGTTTTCGTTTGCTCTTTGGGCGGCTTGCATTTTCCTTTCGGCGTCCAAATCCGCCCCCTCGGTTTTTAGATTAACGGCAATGTCAACCGCCCGCCCGGTATTATCTATTTGACCCTGTACGGCTTCAATTGCTTCATCAACCTTGACTTTATCAATTTTACCGTCTAAATCAACATCAATATAAACTTTCTTATCCCCACGGGCTTTGGCGTTATTCAACTGCAATAACATATCGTTTAATTGCTTCAACTTTGCCCGGTTTGCCTCCAAATCGTTTAATTCTTGACCGTAAAAACCAACGCTTTTATTATGCGCCTTTGTGCGCTCGGCTAATATTTCGTCCTCAATCTTTCGGGTTTCAGACAATGAAGCGTTACGGGCTTTAGCAATGTTTAATTCCCGGTTCAATTGGGCGACACGTTCGTTGCTAACCCGGTTCATTTCGGTTGCCTCGGTTTCCAAATAATCCAACCACGCCTTTTGCGCCTCGTTAAGTTTTTGTTGGTTCTTTGCCGATTTATCGGTATTAGATGCAAACAGAACTAAAGCCCCCACAACCGTAATCAATGCCAACGCCAAAAGAACATACGGATTTGCGGCGGCAATCAGATTGAAAGCCTTTTGCGCAATTGTAGCCGCCAATGTTGCCTTTGTTCCCTGCATGGTAACAAGGCGGTTATAAACTTGCGCTTTGCTCAATGCCGCCATTTGTAGTCGGGAAATACCCAACATAATTGCGGATTGTTTTTGTACTGCGTTTTGTATGGCTTGCACCCCGGTTGTAATGGCTATTGCCGCCTGTAACTTCTTTTGCGCTTCTTGTACGTCCTCACTTTCCGCCCCGAACAATTCCATTGCCCCGGTAAATGCAGCGAACCCACCGGACGCACCCGCCGCAAAACTCAATACCGCATCCAAATTGGACGTATCGGACGCCATGCGGGTAATCTCGGCGGTTGCATCCTTGACCGCATCCCGTAATATTGCGGTTTCTTTGCTCAATTGCTGATATTCGGCGGTTCCTTGTTTGCCCTCCAATCGTAACAATGCTAATTGTTTCGTTTGGTTCTCTATTTGGGTCGTCAAACCTTTGGCGGCATCGGAATAATTACCCACGTTTAACGACGTTTTCCCGGTCGCTTCCTGCAACCGTTTCATTTCCTCGTAAATCGCTTTTGTTTCGGCAACCAATTTGCGCCCCTCCTCGGTCGCCTCCCTTTCCTCAACCGTCATGTTATTGAGGTATATTTTATTGATTGAGTATTGAGCGGACAAACGATTATATGAACCCTCGGCGGATTGGTTCAACCGGGTTGTCAACTTGTTTAATTCGTTCGCCTCCTTTTGGGCTTGCTTCAATTCCGCCAACCGTTTTGCGTTCTCGCTTTCCGCAAACGCCAAATCCTTTGCCGCCCGTGTCAATTTGTCGGTATCAGCGGACGCCCCCCGGATTGTTTTACGTCCGTTCTCGGTCGCCCCGCTTACCCCCTCCAATGCAGCCTTAACCGTTATCGCCTCACTCTTTATATTCTTTAGAGTGTTCATATAGGCGTCGGAAAGTTGGTCTAACTGATTAATCAACTTTGTAATCGAATCGTCCGGGCTTACAAGGTCGCTATATTTTATAGGGTTGTTATTATCTGCCATACTTAACGTTATTTGCGGGCAATTTGCCCCGTATTAAATTATCTTTTCTTTTCCATGTAGTTAATCAACCAAAGAAAAACAACGCCGCAAATCGCCTTATTTGACGCCGTTTTTATTTTTGGTTGGTTTCAACAACTCCTTTATCCGCTCAAATGCGTTGTAATACTCTAATACGGTGTATTTCTTTGGTTCCGGTACGTGTAAATGTTGGGATATGGTTAAACACATATTTTCAAACTGTTTATCGTACTGAATTTCCATATTATCGGAACCGCTAAAAACAACCGGGCGATTGTACAACAACAACATCGTCGTTATTTTATCAATTTCCGCCCGTTTGTCCTCTGTATCGCCGTTTATAATCGCATCCAACATTAACATTGTTCGGTTACGCAATTCGTCGTAATACTCTTTAATCGTCGCATCGTCGAACATACGGGGAAAATACATTTGCAATTCATCGTCTATTTTTTTTTTGACCGCTTCCATTTGGGCGGTCAACTCTTTAATCGGCACGTCGCCGAACATATCGACGACCTTTTGCAACCCGTCGTCGGATAAATCGTTGTACGGGGTTCCGTCGATTGATTTAACCAACACGGCAAACGCTAAACATTTCGGGCTTAACCCGGATTGAATGAAATACACGTTTTGCCGCATATTATCCAATTCGATTGCCGCCAATTCCGGGGTTTTGCTCCGGGCGTATCTCATTGCTTTTTCAATATGTGTGTCGAAATCCTGTAAATCCGAACCAATCCCGGCGTCAACCAACAACATTTTATTGTACTTATGAAAACGCAACATCGGCAATTCGTCAATTGCGTCGTATATCTCAACCGTGTATTCCCCTATCTTAACCGTTTTCATAGCAAATAACGTGTTATCATGGTTGAACAAAAGGGAACCAACAACAATGCCGGGTTCCCGGTTATAAATGCCAAAAGGATTGCCAAAGCAACCCCCGCCCAAAAGGACAAACAGAAATCGCAATTAAACATCTTTGCGAAAAACTCGTTGCCGTGGATTTGCACCCATTCGATAACGCCCCATTTGTGTAACAAGGTCAACCCGAATGCCGCAACCAAAGCAACCACGACCGTATAAAATAAAAACGCTTTCATATACTTGTTGTTAATCAGTTAAACACGTTTCATCAATTCCCAATTCCCCGGCAAACCGGAACCCGGCGAACGGGTGCATTAAAAATTGATTGTCTATTTCGTCCAAAGTGAACCCGGCAAATATGTTTTCCGCCTTTGCGTACACTCTGTTTATTTTCATGGAACCGGAACGTAACCAAATACCGCCGTTCAATACCCGCATAATTTGTTGTTTGACCGCCTCCGTATTCCGGTTATTGGGGTCGTTGGTTATCGTCCGCATATCGAACCAAAAGATAACCGAAAACGGCGTTGTATATTTGTTTTGTTCGCCGGGGAACCAATCAATTTGTTGCGGGTCGTCCAACACGAAAAACGAAAAATTACCTATATTACTATCCGGGGCAATCAACATATATTCGTTGCCGCCGACGTAAATATTGGGCGTGTAATATCGTTTTCCCTGTATGGACTTAACCAACCGTTCCGAACGTCCAAAGGAATAGTTAAGCCACGGCAACCCGTCCGCCAATCCCTTTTGAATATTGGCAATAACCCGGTCGAATAACTCCGGGTTCTTTATAATCGGTACTCTATCCATTTCCGTATATTGTTTTTTTTGCTTTGGTTAGCAAATCCGGGTAAACATATTGCCAAATCAGTTTAGCAATGTTTTCATTCGTCAATCCTAATATTTGCCGCCCGTACTTTTTTATCAAATCTTCCGTTTTGAAATCCGACGCCTTAATTTCAAATTGTTTGTCGCCGACTTCCAAATAAAAACTACTCTCAAAATCGCCCTCATCCCGTAACGTTACCCGGTTCGTCGGTTGTCCCTTTTCCTCCTTAATGGCTATTGTTAGCGGGGTATAAGGTCGATAATCCATAATGTCAACGCCCAATCGGTTAATACCTTGTTCAAATAATTGTTCCTCGGCGTTGGCATCAATGATAAACGCCGTTGTCATTCCGTCGTCGATTATGTCCCGTATAATCAACCCGGACGTCAACCCGTCGTTAAATGTATTAACCCGGTTGCGCAAATCAATTATTGATTGTAACCCCGCCATAATGCAATTACGTTGTCCGGTACTTAACGCCCCGGTTGTTGCAACTCAAACAAATACGGTCAATTCCTTGCGTATCTAACCGCAAAGCCTCAAACGCTTTTTTAAGGTCATAACCCAAACCGCCGGGGCGTCCCTCAACGTTCCCGTCCAACTCGTACAAAATTTCCATTTTAGAGGCGTTGGATTGGTTCCGGTTTACTCTTACGTTGGGATTCATTGCCAACGTGCGCAAAGCGATTGCCGCAACTTGGCGTTGTATTACCGTTTGGAATATCGCCCGTTGTTCAACGATAAAATCGGTTAGGTCGCAACCCACCGTTATTTCACAATTCAACCCATAATTCAGCGTATTAGTGTACATCGTGTATGCTATATCCCACAACTCCGGGTATTCGGCGAATGTTTCCGGGGCGTTGTACATAAAGGGGGAAATCTGCAAATACTTTGTCAATTGCCGCCATGCTTCAATATTGCCGTACCCGGTACACGTTCCGCACGGTTCCCGGCTCCAATCTTTCGACACGTTAATTGCTTGCATCCCGGCGGGCAAATCGTCTTGATTGTAGCAAAGGAACCACGCACCCCCGGCGTTGTTTGCGTCGCTGATATACGGCAAAAAACAATCTTCCAACGTAAACCATTGAAAGCCGCCATTTGTCAACGTAAAATTCAAATCAAACGTTTTTATAGGGTCAATCTGTGAACTATGGAAAAGGTACAATTTCACAATCCCGGTTCCGCCCGTCATTTGCAAGCCTACCCGGTGTATTTGGGCGGTAACTCCCATTGCCCGGACGGGGATTATTTCAAAGCCAACCAATTTATGTGCGTTCGGTTGGGTTGCTCTGATACGTCCCGCACCGTCAAAGAACGTGCGCCGTTCCAATAGGTTCTTTGTTTCCTTATCCAACCCCTTTATTTGGGTAAACGTTTGTACCGCCGTGGAAATTCCGTTGCGGGTCAAACGCTCCAAATAGTCGGACAATATGTTGTATTTCTCCCAAAAGGTCGAACCCTCGGCGGGAACCTCGGCGACGTTATCAACCAATGCAACCCAATACAAAGGTTTGCCCGCCGCATCGTTGGCGTATTGTACCACGGTTTCGGCTTTCCATTCCTTTGTATCGTTCCAAACCGGGTATTGAAAGCCCCAATTGTCCGGGACGATTGCCGCCATATTATCCAACGTTACAAGCGGGTGCGCCCCTTGAAAATATAACCCGCTTTCGGTTTCTGTCAACCGTTCGGCGATTGCCTCGGCGGGATTATATGATTGCTCCCAACCAACGACGTTTAATAATTTATCTTGTATCTCTTTAATCCGGTACATACTGCGTAAATTAAAAAGGGGGCGGGGATAACCACCCCGTCCCCTCGGTTAAATAATCGTTCCGTATTGCGGTTTATGCACCCGCACCACCACCCCCGGCGGGAAACTCGGTTGCGTTGGTAACGTAAACGGGCATTCCTAACGGTTCGTTCGGGTTGCGTGCGGCAATTTCGGCTTTGATAATCGGATTTGCCACGGTGTCCGGGTTGCTGTTATATGCTACCATGTAGGCAACATCAACGCTAAATCCGAAATACTCCTTAACGGCACACGTCAAATCAGCGGTTGCGGCTCCCATAATCGCCGATTGGTCGCCAACGGCGGTGTAATAATGCGAACCAACGGGCAAATCAATGTACGGCAAACGTACAATGTCCCATTCGTGGAAATTCGCACGGGTGCGGCGGTATGCCTCACGGTCAACACGGGTTAAGATACCAACGTTTCCATCGGCAACGGCAAACATTGTTCCCATTTTGCCCGCTTCATCCGTTACGTTGTTGGTATAATGCAATACTTTATTGTCGTACTCCATGCGCTTATTAACGTCGTTGTAAACGCCATGTTGCGCCAACTTACGGATTAAGCTATCAACCCCGGCATTTGCGATAAGGTGGATATATTCCGGGTAACAATTCGCCCGCATGATTGGGTTAATGTCGCCCAAAATCTCGGTTGCCATTTGGGTTGGCACTTGAATAACATTCCCGGTCTGCGTGTAATTAAGCAAAGTTTTGAAAACCTGCGTTTTGTTTGCCTCCAATGCGGCAACGGCTCCTTTATCCAAAGCGTCCGCCAACGCACGGGTTGTTTTCTCCATTTTGCGCATAAAGTCATGGTTGTACGAAATCTCATTGTTTGAGTATGCCGCCGGAACCATTGTAAAACCAATTGCATACGTCGCCCAAACAAGCGTTACCAATGCGGACGTATTTTCATTATCAGCAATAACGCACGAACGCACGTTGCTAACCTGTACGTTTTCGTCATAATTGATAACGGGAACCTGTACCGTGTTACCGATACTTACTAATGCCCTATCTCTCAAATTAGGGCTAATAATTGAGTTGGGGGCGTTGGTTTGCTCAATGAAGAAATCCAATGCGCCGTACTCACACGGGCGGAACATGTTACGGTCTAACTCCGGGTTCTCTATCCGCCAATTCTGTACTCTTGTTGCAATTAAACTCATTGTTTAAAAAATTAAATTGTTTATAAATGCGGGTTTACCCTTTACCCGTGTTGTCTTTTACTTTTCCGGTAATGCGGAAATATTGTTGTCTTTCCATGCTTGTTGCATTCCGGCGTCAAATTCAGCCGTTCCGACTTTTAACCCTTGTTGTTCCAACGTCGCCGTAATTGCGTCGTATGCCTCAACCCTCGTTTTTGCGCCGGATATGTCAACGGTAATATTACCGCCCGCACCGCCTCCACTTGGTGCGCCTGTACCACCGCCCGCCGCTTTGCGTCCCTTATCCAAAATACCCATTGTTTCCAATTCACGGGTCAAAAGGTCGCCGGGGGTGTACGGGTTCAACTGATTGTTCGGGTTGCGCATGATTGCGCCGTTTTCGTCCTTAAACGCTAACATTTTGCCGCCCTTTCCGTCGTCGATAAATTCGGGGTTCATGCCCTTAACCTTTGCAATCGCTTGGTCTAACAAAACCTTTGTTGCGCTTTCCGGCAACCCTGCCTTAAACTTCAATCCGGCGGTTGCTGTCTGCAATGCCGTTTCAACACGAATGCCGAACACCTCGTTTGTGTGGGTTTGTTCGGCTTGGTCGTATTTCGTTTTGAGGTCGTTGTATTGGGTCGTAACGCTTTGCAAATCTGCCTTTGCTTGCTTCAATGCCTTTGCGGTTTCCGCATCCGTTGCACCGTCGGCAATGGCTTTTTCCAAACGTGCCTTTTCTTTGGTTAGGCTGTCAATCTGTGATTGCAGACCGTTTGCGCCCTCAACTTTGGTTTTGAACTCGGTTAATACTCGTTTGGCGTAATCAAACGTTTTTTCGGTTCCGTTCTTGGCGATACCGGAAACGGCTAAAATGTCCGCATCCAAACCGCCGTAAATTTCCCCGGTTTTCTTTGCTATTACGCTATTTTCGTCGTTGACTGATAACGTGGTTATCGCTGTCAATTGTTCGTCGGTTAATCCGGCTAATGCCGCATTTGCCCTTAAAACATCAATCGTTAATGCCATAATCTTTCCCTTTGATTATTAAATTAATATTTGGTTACTTTTTGCCCTCGGCTTTGGCGTCCGCCTCGGCTTTTGCTTTGGCATCGGCTTTGGGTTCCTTTGCAGTTGTCGCCGGGATACCGCCCGCCGCTTTCAATTCTGCCAAAATCTCGGCTTTCAATGCTGCCTTTTCCTCGGCACGGGCTTTGGCGTCCGCCTCGGCTTTTGCTTTGGCATCGGCTTTGGCTTTTTCCTCGGCGGCTTTGGCTTTCTCTGCCTTTGCCTTTTCGTCCGCCTCGGCTTTCGCTTTCATGTACTCGTTGGGGTCGTGCAATACGGTAATCGTGTAACCCTGTTTTTTCAGATTGTCGGCAATGCTATTTTCATAACCCTTTTTGCCGAACTTCTGAATACGGGGAATTGATAACCGTTTGCCCGTTTCGCTGTCGAATTTCTTAATTTCGATAACGCAATGATACAAATGTTTCTCATTGTCCGGGACAATGTAGTTTTCGGGCGTAACGTCGATAATCGCAACGTCTTTAGTTTTGCCCTCGCTTACTTTCACTCGCATAATCGTTAAATTTACTTGTTATAAAATTTATCTTAGAGTTGAACGGCATATTATACCCAAACTCTAACACGTTCAAATATTCACGTTCAAATCTGCGTACAAAGTTAGCAAAATTCAACTTTATACGCATATCGTTTTCGCTGATAATCTGTTTGTCGTACAAATCCAATACCTCGTTACGGGTCAAATGTCGGTACGGTTCCAATTCCGCCAACGTCAACATACGTTGCAATTGGGTTGGATTGTTCCGGTATTCCGTTTCGATAATTTGGTTTTGTAGTGCGTCTAATTCCGCCTCGCTTGCGCCGCTTTCCTTTGCTACCTTGTAACGTTCCCGTAACTCCGTTGCGTTGGATAAATAAAACTCCGTGCCGTAATTGACTTTTGCAGAAACGAACAAACCGCCATACCTCAAACGGCAAACGGTTTCATCGACGAATTGTTGCGCCGCCTCAAATCCCTTTTTTACCCGGTTTAATACCGTGCTTTGGCTCTCAAAATTCGCCTGTATTTGTTGCTCGTTCAATGCGTCCCGTGTAGTTATTTCCTCGTTGGTTCCAACAACCGACGTAATAATATCGTTCTTTAGTCGGTTTTCTTCCTCAACGTTATAATCCAAACTCCCACGGTCAACGGTCAACATTTGCACCGGGTTACGCAAATCGGGTTGTTTGTCCCCGTCCGGGATTGGTATTTCAACGAACGACCCAACGCCATTAATACGACTATCCCCGCATTTGGGGCAACGCATCAAAAGCCCGGCGGCATCCAATTTATAAAATCCCTGTTTGTCTTTCAAAAACCCACCGTCGCAATAATCGCCATTTTCGCCGTTACTGAAATCGCAACTTTGTTCATACCCGGAATAAATCGGATATGCGCCGTATAAGTCTAAATGTCGCTTACTGATATGGTAAAACAAAAACCAATCCAACGCCTCCAATTGCTTTGTTAGCGGGGATTGTTTAACGTCGGGTTCTGATAGGCTCAACGGTTCGTTCCAAAAGAAACGGGCGGGACAATAACCGACGTCGTGCGGGTTATCAACCAACAATTCGCCGATATTATGGTTTTTGTCCTCTCTGAATACCCTATAACGTTCGTCGTCAATAACTGCGATACGTTCCCCGTCCTGTCTGAAAATGATATAATCCATTACCCCCGTCGTTGGGTTGGCTCTGTAATCAATCACGGACGCAATAGGCAACCAATAGAAATACGGTTGCGGGTATTTGTCGCCGGGGTTTTGTTCGCTCGGCATATCGACAATTAGAACGCTATTTATTTCCGTTTGGAAAAACTCCCAACCTTTCGTACTCCATATTTCCGGCTCATGTAATACGTCTTGGCGGTAATATTCCCAATCGTCCCGTTGTTCGGGGTTTTGGAACTGATAATTGAACGCCGGGTTACGACCGTCAAAAATCCGGCTCAACTTATCAAAACAAACGCCCGTTACCTCGTTTGTTTTAACGGGGTAACGGAACAATGTTTTGAACATCTTAAATTTGTCATGCGGCAATAAGTTAGAAACAAATGCCATAAAGTCCGTAATCGGTTGGCAAATGTCAAACGACGTAATACGGGTGCGGGCGTGAAAATTAATGCGTTGTTGATGATAAACGGCTTTGTTTATCGTCTTACGCTTTTTCGGCTCCGTTATCCGTTTTTTTATTTCGTCTATACTCAATCCCATTGTCGTTGGTAAATTTAAAATCGCTGTCTTTGGGTAACTGCCAACCGCCGTTGTTTGGCATCCGCAACAACCTTTCGGCGTGCTTAATCTCAAATTCATCGGTTAAACCATGCGGCGGACAAACTAATTTAACCTTTGTAACTTTTGCCGCCATATCGTCAACCGTTTGCGGGTTTCAAATCGGTTAGCGGGTTGAAATCCGGGGTTACAATTGTGAGGTCGTCCGAATAGTTCGGTAAAAACGCCCATTGTATTGCGTTGCTGTCCGGGGCTTCCAATCCGCCATGCGTTTTGTCGCCAATGAACAAAGAACGAATTGGAATAGGATAATACGTTGTCGGGGTCGTTTCGTCTTGAATAGCTTCAATACTTCCGTTTTCATCAAACAGATAGACCCCCAAATTGTCCACCCAACTTTCGCATTGCAATTCTTTCATTGCCTTAATTACTGATTGGGGGATTTTACGCATTACGCCCGTGAACGGGTTCGGTTCACGCCCTATAATTTCCTCAACGCCTCCCAATGTTTCGTTACCGCCGCCAAAGGTTCGGGCGGCTCCGGCTTCGTTGGTCGGGGCTTGGATATACGGGGAAACAACAATCTTTGTGCTATCAGCCGCCGACAATAACGGCGTCCATGATGCAAGCAAAGTAATTGCCTTTTCCGTGGTAAAACTGTTTTTGCTTCCATCGTCTTTGGTTAGACGTTGAAACGCTACCTTTTGGATTTGCCCGAAACTTTCGGCGCATTTTACGGCGGGAATATCGGGCAATGAAGCCGCCGCCGGACACTTACAAGTAATCATACTCTTTAAATTTTAACGTTAAAAATTACATTTGTTACCTCGTTGGGCTGTCCCTTTGCCCTCTGTATTACTTCTACGTTGCAAAGTTATAAACTTTTTCCGTTATAAACTTGCATATCTCAATTAAATTGTTAGTTACGACGTTTAACGCCCCGGTTGGCGTGTGCGTATGGTTGTATATTGCCGTCGGCAATCTCTTTTTCATATATCCCGGTTAATCCGTCCTCCGGGTCGTCGTGCGTGTTCGCATCGAAATTACGCAAAAAGGTTGTAACATGGTCGTAAACCGCTTTATACCGGGTTTCCCATCCGAACGGCATAATTATATGTTGGTTTACCATTGCGGAATTAGTGATTATCCGGCTTTCTTTATTACCCCCTTGATAAAACGGGTCGGTAATCGCCCGGACTTTCTTTTTAATAACCTTTTCAAAGCCCGCACCCCCGTTGTTACTCTCAACCCATGCTTTTTGCGTGCCGTTGCGGTTTATCATTGCCGGAACGGTTACGGTTGTTACGTCCGTGTTTTCGTCCGTCATTTCCATATCGGTAATTAGGGCGAATAATAACGGCTCCATCCGCTTTGTCTTTTCGTTGAAAACCATATTGTCGGATTTATAGACGTCATACGTTGCACCAAACAAAAGGTCGTCGCCCTCATCGGCAACGTCAATGTATGCGCCGGAACGTATGTACGTGCCGTAATCGGATTTTTCAACCCACGTTTTGAAAGGCTGATACAATCGCCCCTCGGCGGAACCGGGGTTGCCTTGATATAGGCATTGAAATTGTACCGGGTCTAATGCCTTTTGCGCTTCCAACTTCATACGGTTGTGCCGCCCCTCCCATAATGCAGCCCCAACCGGGCGGGGGTCTATCTCGGTCGGTTCCCCGGTTTTCAACGCCTCAAAGTTTATGCGTACCCACGCCCCCGGCGGTATGTTTTCCAAATCCGCCCAACGGGTTACATCAATGATTATTTCCCCGCTCTTTTCAATGCGTCCTATCAAATCGTCGTCGTGCCAACGGGTAAATACTATAAGTTCTTGGCTATCGTTGTGCAAACGGGTACGAACAACGGTTGTGTACCATTTCCACGCCGCCGCCCGTACTATCGGGCTGTTACCCTCGGCGTAATCCTTATAAACGTCGTCCAATATAGACACGTCCACGGTTTTAGAGGTCAAAGAACCGCCACGCCCTACAACACGCAACGACCCCTTACGCCCTACCATTTCGATAACGTCCGAATTGCGTAAATACGTGTTTGCCATCGTTACGACGTTCGACCCATTTAGATACGTGCCGGGAAACAATTCACGATACCGGGGCGTGTCAATGATACGTTGAACGTCCCGGTTGAAATCCCGTGCAATCGTGGCGGCGTATGAACCTATCACAATTTTTAAATCCGGGTTCAATCCCTCCATAAATGCGGGTAACTTTCGGCTCGACCCCTCGGATTTACCATGTTGCGGCGGTTGTTGTACAATCATCTTTCGTATTTTGCCGTGTGCAAACATATCCAACAACGTATAATAAACGACGTGGAACGGCTCTAATACTAAATCCGGTTGCATATACCGGGCAAAGTTTATAAGGCGTTTACGGGCGGCGGCTTTAACAAGCAAATCCGGTTGTTGCCGGATTGCGTCGTACATCTGCAATAATTGTTCGTTGTTCATTGCTTTGCTCCTTTCTCCCATTTAGAACACGCCCGACGACCTCGGACAATGTAAAATTCATAATGCGGGCAACGTAAACAAATCGGGTTCCCGTTTAAATCCCGGTGTCTATGGTCGTCCGTTATCCATTCCGAAAAACGGCACGTGTCGCAAATCTCGGTTTGCCATTCCGGTTGCTTGGTTCCCGGACGGGGTGCGATTACTCTCTTTGCCATTATTGCACCCCTCCTTTCTCGGCTAATGCCTTTTGGTATTCGGCGGATTGTAATTTGTCCGCCAATGCAAACAATAAATCGTCCGGGATTGCTTTAACGTCGTACTTTGGTTTGTCGTCGTCGGTCGTGGCGTTATATCCGGGTATCTCAATTTTAACCGGGGCGTCAAACCCTAACATCTTTGCCCGGCGTTGTTGGATATTCAAAAGCAAATCTAAAAACCGGGGGTTCCCGGCGGACGTTTCGGTTGCGGTTTCATTGTACCCGTAATATTCCGGGTCGCTATCCTCGGCATCGGTTTTGATTGGTCGCCCCTTGTTGGTTTTCTCTTTGGTGCGCATCTTTCCGGTTTTCGACGCCTCCCACGCCTCCCATGCTTGCACCTCCATTGCATCCAATTTGCGCAATTCCTGTGTAACGTAATCGTCGATATTATCCAACCGTTCCCGCTTCCATTCGATAAGGGTTTGTTGCAAGTCGTAATAAACCATTGAAAGCGTAATTGTGTAACCAACGCCCCGGTCGGACAAATCCCGGTTCAATGCCTCGGTTATTTCCCGATAAGTATAACCACGTAAAAACAGATTGGAACAATACGCAATATCATACGCCCGTTGTTCCTCGGTACGCTTGTTATATCCGGCGGGTTTCCGGTTCTTATTACCCGTTTTCAATTTTTCCATTTTTCAACCTCTTTTAATGTTCAAACGGGGTAAAAAATCGACCTTTGCGCCTTTTTGCTTTTCCGCCCTTTTGGTTCCTCGGTTCCTTTGTCCCTTTTCCCCTTTGGTTCCTTTCCGGCTCTCTATGTCTTTTCTTATCCCGTCCCTCCTTAAAACGTGTTTACCCTTTACAAGTTATTTGCGGGGAATTTCCATTTTAAGAGGCTTTTGTTATTAACTCAATACTTTTATTGTCTTTATGGTTATCTTTCAACCACGGGGCAAATTTACAGCTTTTTCGATACATTGCCAACGGTTTGTCCTTTCATGTATATAAACGGCAAAACCCCGGTGTTTGTTCCGGGGCTTTTTGCCTTACTTTCCATACACAAACCAAATCGGTTTTATCGTTATGTATGCGTATGTTTCATTTTCCCAAACCGACCAACCACGGGCGTATAATTCCCATGCTTTGCCCGTGCTTCCGTCCGTGTCCGGCTCCGGGTAATCCGGGGGCGTATTTTCCAACCAACCCCAAACAAATTGGGCGGCTTGGTCGGGGGTCATTGGATAGGGTAATTTTTGTATGTCCTTTCCTTTGTCACTCCAATACAAAATCATTGTATTTTTTTCGACCTTATATGCAACCACTTTGGAAAAGATTTGCCCGCATAATTGCAATGCCGTTTTTAGGTTGTTCGCCCCGGTCATTGCTAACTGTATCGTCGTATCCATTACGGGCGGTTTTTTCGTTTGTTTTTTCCTCGGCGTTTATCCCGTGGGTTACGCCGTGGCATTTCGACCCTATGTATTTCAACCATTGTTCCGGGGAACATTTCGCCGAAAAATTCCGCTATTGCTTCCACTTCTTTTGGCACGTCGAACGCTTCCGGTTTCTTATACTCCCTTTTGCGTTCCGGTTGCTTTTCCATTTGGACGGCGGGGCAAACGTCGATAAGCGGGCAACCCTTACAAGTGTTCACGGGCTTTGCTTTCTTTTCGCTTTCGCAAATCGCTTTATATTTCCGGTCGTAATCCGCCGTTCTAAATCCGTGGTAATCGTCCCGGTGTGCACTTGCACGTGTAAACATTTCCATTGCTTCAACCGCAATGCGGGCTAAAATAAAATCCGGGGTATCATTAAACGCCTTTTCCATTGAATTACGGTTTACTACCTCGGCAATCTCATTAATTAATTGTTCTCTGTCAATCATCGCTCTATTATTTTTTGGGTTTATATTCTTTGCAACGTAAATTTCCGCACCTTTGTTCAGATTTGAACGCCTCACAATAACCGTTCCCGTTTACGTCCTCATACATGAAATTGGAACAATCGCCGCAACCTTTGTTCGGTTCGTGCGGGTGTGTCCGTTTATAATTTGGGTCGGTTTGGCGTCCTTTTACTTTGTCGTATGCCATTTCCAACAAATCCCGTTGCGGTATGCCTAATAATGCGGCGGAATGAAATACGACGGCGTTAAGGTCTGCCAATTCATCAATTACGGCGTTCATGCATCCGGGGTCGTCGAATGTCGGCATTGCGTGTTTTACCGCCTCTTTGTACTCGTTAAATTCTTCCTCCATTTTCCGGCAACGGGACGCAATATTTGTTCCGAACAATTCATTAAACAGATTGGCAATTTGAGCAACAACCAGATCGGAAGA